CAAAAGCTAAGACCTTTCCAATCCATGCAGATAGTACCGATAACTTTCTCTTTCATGTAAGGGGCAAGATACGTTGGTACATTTATAAAGAATTCGTTACTCACAACTACCATCCAAAAGAAGAGGATGTTACTGTTAGTAGAATAATAGAGCTTGACGAAGGTGATTTACTTTACATTCCGAAAGGTCTATTCCATAGGGTAGAAACCCTAAGTCCAAGAATATCAATCAGTTTTCACTTTCAAGAAAGAGGAGACAAGCCTTACAAAAGGAATGATTGGTACGACTGGAAGCCGTAGGAGAATATTATGGCAGACGAACGATTCAGTGGCGATATGTCACGGAACGAAGTAGAGATAGACTTAAGTAAGTTTATGGAACTGGTGACTGAGAATAGTAATCTTAAAGCTGAGATTACAGAACTCAAAGCAAATAAGGAACCAGATAATCCATGGCAACGTTGGATATTCTTATCAAATATGATAGACGCATGGAGAATCTTCCCGAGAGCTTTTCTTTCAGTATACATATTCTTACTATACTACGCAACAATGTGGTTCATGGATTTACCAGACCCAACACTCGAACAGTCAGGTTTAATATCTGTCATAGTAGGTGCTGGTGCGGCTTGGTTTGGTCTTTATGCTGGTACAGCAAAGGATAAAATCAACGGAAATTAATGGACTCAATGTGGAAACACTTCTGTCGATGGGTTAAGAACGTAGTCTACGTTCCTGTTGGCATGAAGTGTCCATATTGTAACAAATCAGAAAATAATACTTGACATATGGTTATAATTTTAGTATAATATACATATGAAAAATACAGATAACAACGAACACAAAACAGTCAATATGTGGAACTCAGAGACAAAAGAGTTTGACAAATTTCATATTGGAGAGTGCGAACACTGCGGAACAGACCTAGACACAACATCTGGAGAATGTCCCAAGTATAAGTGCTGGATAGCATGAACCTGTTTTATTTAGATGAAGACCTAGACAAATGCGCTGAGTATCATGTCGACAAGCACATAGTAAAGATGCCTCTCGAGGCAGCACAACTCTTATGTACTGCGATATGGATTGACGACAAACTAGGCTTTGTACCCCGTGCGCTTGACAAGGACGAACGTGAGGTACTAAATAGTGAGAAAGCCAAGATTAAGCACCTACCGCTTGACCAGCGACCGCTCACGCCATACTTACCAATGATGTATAATCATCCGTGTACGATATGGGTAAGGTCGAGCTTGGATAACTTTGAGTGGACTCATTGTTATGCTAACGCATTGAATGATGAGTACCACTATCGTTATGGTAAACAACACAAATCTATAGTAGAAGTAGTAAACAAACTACCTGAGCCAAAGAATATGCCCAGACTAGGATTTACAGAATTTGGACTAGCAATGCCAGATGAATTGAAAGACTACGATAATCCTATACAGAGTTATCGGGACTACTACCATCTTGACAAAGCTACATTTGCAGCATGGTCTCACAGAGACAAGCCTCATTGGTGGAATGAAGATTACGCCGACTATGAGGAGAGAATAACAGCAAAATGATTAAGATAGAAGCTGGAGGATATACCTTCACATTTAACGATGGCACTTCAGAGAAAGCTCAAAAAGAAGCCATTAAAACATATTTAGAAAGAGGAAACTACTTTAGAAATATCATCATGCGAAAGTCTGATGGCAGCGAAGTACACCTAGGAAATGGAGTAAGAAAACATGGGAAAAGACACACCTCTTAGTACACTATTAGGAATAACAAACGAACCACTAGAAACTATGTCTAAATCTGATATGCTTTTAAATAATTTAGAGACACAACAAGCAAAGACTAGACAAGAGATACATTTATTAGAAGAAGAATTAGCTGATAAGAAAGAGTATCTATTAAAAATAGTTGGTGGAATTGAAACTTTAAATGAATTGCAAAAGTGAGAATAGTAATAGAAGAAAATTTCTACCCTGACCCTGATAAAGTGAGAGAACAGGCACTTGCTATGTTCTTTCATCCAGGGCAACAAGGAAAACAAACTAAGTTTCCAGGTCAACGAAGTAGAGGAACTTTCTCAAAACAGAACAGACTATATGTGAGAAATAGATTATCGCATATGTTGAATAGAAATATAATCGACTTTCAACACGATACTAGCAACTGTGCTTTTACTTTAGGAACTGTACGAGATAAGTCTCCACAAAATTGGATTCATCATGATGCAACCAATGTCAATAAAGAACTTACATATGGTGGGACAGAGTATGCAGCAGTTATATATCTATCTCCTGAGCCAGACCCTACAGCAGGTACTGCGTTTTTTAGGAGTAGAGAATCAAAAACCATATGGAAAACAAAGGACGTGACTTTTGACAGTACAACAGGATTTAAAGATGTATGGGAAGGACACCCTAACTTTGATATCCATATGTTCTCAGCAAATATATACAACAGAGCAATAGTATATCCAGCAAGATACTGGCATGCTCCCTCTAATGCAGGGTGGGGCTACGATAAACAAACAGGCAGACTTGTACAAGTTTGCTTTTTCATGGTAGAACAAGGGGACTATGATGACAGAATACAACAGTAATAAGTTTAACGAGGACGAAGCACTCAAAACGCTTCAAAGCTATATTGAGTCCACATACGATGGACATTATAGTATGAATAAGATACAGTCTACTGAGTTCATATTTGACGCAGGGCATGGAGAAGGTTTCTGTTTAGGAAACATAATAAAGTATGCACAGAGATATGGAAAGAAAGATGGAAAGAACACAGCAGACTTATTGAAGATTTTACATTACGGAATTATTTTATTAGGGGCAACATATGAGAACGAAAAAACACGAAAATCTCACACAAGCAAATATAACCAAGGTAATTGAGTTATTAAACCCTACCGATGGTAGTAAACCAATCACTAAGAAAGAAGCATGTAGTATACTAAACATAGCTTACAACACCACTAGATTGGGTAATATCATTGGAGAGTTTCATGAGATGCAAGAGTTCCGTGCAAAAAGAAAAGCACAGAACAGAGGTAAGGCGGCAACGCCACAAGAAATTAGAACTACAGTACAAATGTATTTGGAAGGAGATAATATAAGTGATATCGCTAAATCATTATACAGGTCTCCAGCGTTTGTCAAAGGTATTATCGATAGAATCGGAGTACCACAAAAGTTGGCAATGACCGACTATGAAGGAAGAAGGAACGCAATGCTACCAGAACAGTGTGTAGCAGATGAGTTTCAACCTGAAGAAAGAGTTTGGGCAATCAGACAAAACTATCCAGCGATAGTAAAAAGAGAATTAAAACCTGAGCTCTCAGACGAGAGGGGTTACAAAGTATATCTTGTAGATACAATAGAGTGTACACAAGATGATTTAAAAAACACATACTTCCCACATCTAACCCATGCTGGTAAACAATATTGTTTAGCATCATATGAGATGGGCAGTCTAAGACATTTACAAGAGTATATGTAATAAGGACATTTATGTCAGAATATATTGTAGCCATGTGGCTTTCTGCATGGTTACTACAACTTTACACAATTTATTATCCTGTGATGAGGAGAATTCCTCATGGGCATATAGTAAGAAAACAATGGTTTATTTCCTACAGCGTAGTATTTATCTTTGCTATCTTGCTAGTACCATTTTCACTACCAGCTATGTTAAATGAGAATCATAGGATTAGATATCAGAATGGATTTCTGAGAGGATTATTAGGAGAAAAATAATGGCGTATATAGGAAACCCCTACTACGATGCACTAGAAGCAAAGTATATAGCACAGATTAAAGAAGCACAAGCAGTGCTACAAACATACTTTCAAAACTCAGTAGGTATTGGAGAGCACTCTGATTTATTGCCTGAGTTTGACAAGTGGGTAGAACAACTTGCAAGTGCTGATGAAAAACTACAAGCTTTACGCAAGTTGCTTAAAAAATGAATCAAGTACTAATACTTGAAGTAGGTAGTACGAAGATAGGTGTAGTAAGAAATCCTTATGAACGTGCCGTCTTTCACTATATGCATGGACTAAATTGGATTGGTTTTGATAACTGGATTCAAGAAAATAATTTAGTTGGTCAAGTAGAGTCTTATAAAAAATGTACAGAACTAATTGCATTTGATGACTGGGAAAATGAATTAAAAAATTTAAAGCTAGATGTAAAAGATATAT